TATACTTCCATAAGGTCGTTGACGGCAAACGTCCGAAAGCAGGTATTGTAGACCTAAGAAACATTGACCCACTTAAAATTAAGAAGGTCAGAAATGTAATCAAAGGTAAATCGGACAAAGCAGGTGTTGACGTAATAAAACAAGTTGAAGAATTTTTTGTCTTCAACGATAAAGGTTTTGATAAATCTTCAGCGAATGACGGAACGTCCGTGAAGATTGCTCCCGAAGCAGTATCATATACTACATCGGGTTTATTAGACTACACAAAGAACGTAGTCATTGGGTATCTTCATAAAGCATTGAAGACTGCAAACCAGTTATCAATGATGGAAGACGCACTAGTTATCTATAGGATATCACGTGCACCCGAAAGAAGGATTTTCTACATTGACGTAGGTAACCTTCCAAAGGCAAAAGCAGAACAGTATTTGTCTGAGGTTATGAACAAGTATAGAAATAAACTTGTTTACAATGCAGACACAGGTGAAATCAAAGATGATAGAAAACATATGTCTATGTTGGAAGATTTTTGGTTACCTAGGAGAGAAGGTGGACGTGGGACAGAGATAACAACTTTGCCAGGCGGACAAAATCTCTCGGAGATAGAAGACATTGAATACTTTAAGTCGAAGTTATACAAGAGTTTAAGTATTCCAGCTTCTAGAATGGAAGCAGACGCAGGATTCAATTTGGGACGTGCGTCCGAAATCCAAAGAGATGAACTTAAGTTTAATAAGTTCACGAATAGACTTCAAAAGAAGTTTAGTAGAGTATTTGTTGACGTTTTAAGAACTCAATTGATACTAAAAGAAATTGTAAGTGGCGAAGAATTTGACAAAATGGTCAAAGACTTCGTACAGTTTGATTATGCTAGCGATAACCACTTCGCAGAGTTGAAAGACGCTGAAATTATGCGTGAGAGACTTGAGACTTTATCAACCGTAGACGAGTATGTTGGTAAGTATTATTCTCAGGAGTTTGTACGTAAGAATATCTTAATGCAAACAGAAGAAGAAATGAAACTTATGGACAAACAAATGGAAGACGAGGGTGGAGACGAAGAAGGTGGTGACGATGAATTTGGGGGATTTTAATAAATGACTGAAATAGCAAAAAAGATAGTTGACGAAATAGAACAAGGTAAGTTGCAAGACGCTAAGGATTCTATTTTTGACGGCATTAAAGAGAAAGCTGCCCAAGCAGTGGACATGAAGAGAGTGGAAGCAACGGTTGATTGGATGAAAAATGAACCTGAAGCTAAAGCAGAGGAAGAGTAAATGAAATCTTTTGCATCTATATCAAGAGAACTTTATGAGGCGAAATTTAAGTTGCCTAAAAAACATAAAGAACTTAAAGTAGATACAATGAAAACTGGTGGAAAGACCTACAACATTACCTATAGTAAAATGGGTAAAGACATTTACGCATTCGTTAATAATAATGAAACAGGGCCTTACAAGGACTTGAAGGACGCAGAAAAATCTGTGAAGGAATTATCCAAACTCTTTAAACAAATGAATTTTGAAGGGGTAACAGAAGAGGAAATTTTCAATGAAATTAATTTCAGAGTATAACGAAGCAAAACCATTAATCGAATCAAAAGAAAATGGTAAAAAAGATTACTTTATCGAAGGTGTCTTTATGCAAGCAGACATAAAGAATCGTAACGGAAGAATCTATCCCAAAGAAATCATGGCAAAAGAAGTCAATCGTTACGTAAAAGAATTCGTAAACGAACAAAGAGCATTCGGTGAGTTAGGACACCCCGAAGGGCCAACAATCAATTTAGACAAAGTATCCCACATGATTACCGAACTTCACGAAGACGGTAGTAATTGGGTAGGTAAAGCAAAAATTTTGAGCACTCCAAATGGTGAGATTGTAAAAAATCTTATCAATGACGGTGCAAAACTAGGTGTCTCTTCAAGAGGACTTGGTTCATTAGAACAAAAATCAGACGCACAGTATGTGAAGTCGGACTTTCAACTTGCAACTGCAGGTGATATTGTCGCAGACCCTTCAGCGCCAGATGCCTTCGTAGACGGTATCATGGAAGGTGTTGAGTGGATTATGGACAATGGAATCCTAAAAAGACAAGAAATGGAGTCTATGAGAGAAGTTTTAAAGAACGAAAAGCAGGTTAGACTTGAAGAAACAAAAATTAATTTATGGAAAACGTTCGTTAAGAACTTATAACATATAAATAAAAAAGTAAACTCAAACAGGAGAAAAATATGGCAGAGTTAGATACAAACCAAGATGAGCTATTAGAGGCAGGACAACCTGACGCTAAAGCTGAGAAAGGTGACAAAAACCCGCCTAAGCAAGGTTCAAGTGATTCCGCTAAAATAGAAAGTGGAAAAGCTGAAGTCGTCAAACCCGAAGAAAATCCTGTTGACAAAGCTGTCGATTCTGTAGATAAAGCAGAAGATGGAGTCAAAGAGATTTCCGCAGACCCACAACAAAAGGGTGAAGGGAAACCTGATAAGGCTGAAAAAATCAAAGAAGGCGAAGGCGCTGACGAAGAAGCAGAAGTTTCTGAAGCAGAAGAAAAAGTTCCTTCCAAGATGGAAACAATCAAAGCTATGGTCAACACAATGAAGGAAATGAATAAAGAAGACCTTCAAGGTATTTTCTCTTCTATTTCAGAAGATGAGGTTGACGAGTCTTTGACTAAGGCAGAAATCGCAAGAAACATTGTCGAACTAGTTAAAAAACTAGATGACGAAAAGGTTCAAGAGATGTACGGCAAGATGAAAGGTGTCGAGGACGAAGAGGAAGAAGACGAAGACAAGAAGATGAAAAAAGAATCTGTTGACGAAGAAACTTCCGAAGAACTCGAATCTAAACTTGTAGAGATTGAAATTGAAGACGACCTAAATGCAATCTCAGAAGCATTAGACTTGTCAGAAGAGAACCGAGAAAAAGCTAAAACAATCTTTAAAGCTGCAGTATCAAGTAAAGTTGCAGAAGTTGAAAAAGGATTGAAAGAAGCTTACGAAACAGAATTACAAACCTCAGTAGATAAGGTCAAAGCCGACTTAAGTGAAGCAGTTGACAAATACTTGTCTTACGTTGCTGACGAGTGGACGAAAGAAAACGAATTAGCTATCGAGAGAGGTTTGAAAGCTGAAATGACTGAAAACTTTATTTCAGGATTGAAAACATTGTTCGTAGAACATTATGTTGACGTTCCCGAAGATAAGTATGACGTGATTGATGAGCTTTCTAATCGTCTCGATGAGATGGAAGTTAAACTTGACTCCGAAGTTCAAACAAATATGGACATCGCAGAAGAGTTGAACACTCTCAAGAGAGAAAATGTGGTAAGGGATGCGTCTTCGGACTTAACTGAATCACAGAAAGAGAAATTAGAATCACTTGCAAACGGTGTAGACTTCAATGACGAAGCTGACTTCCAAGAGAAGATTGGTGAAATCAAAGAAGCATACTTCGGTATTGAAGGTGAATCTATTTCTGAGGATACCGTAGTTGAAGAAGGAACTGGAACGCTTGAAGATGAAAACTCTTCACCTGTTATAGACCCTTCCCTTCAAAGGTATTCTGACGCAATTAGTAAACTAAAACCATTAGGTTAATTTAAAGGAGATTAAAAACAATGTTTTTATCTGAAAACTTACAGGAAAAGTGGCAACCTATCCTAGAGCATTCTGATTTGCCAAAAATCGAAGACTCTTACAAGAAGGCTGTTACCGCAGTAATCCTAGAAAACCAAGAAAAAGCTCTTAACGAAGATAGAGTTTCTCTTGACGAAGCTGCACCTTTAAATGCTACTGGCAGTTCTGCTGTATCTAACTGGGATCCAATCCTAATTAGTCTAGTAAGACGAGCTATGCCTAACTTGGTTGCTTACGACATTTGTGGTGTTCAACCAATGACTGGGCCAACAGGACTTATCTTTGCTATGAAAGCAAGGTATAACGACTATCCGACTCAAGGACGTGAAGGTAAAACTGAAGCTTTAGGGCTTGACGAACCTCATACTCCTTATTCGGCTGCTGCTCAGACAACTTCAGCTGGTGCATTAACAGCTGCAATCAGTGACCCATTTGACACTAGTTCGCCTTCTTATGAAGACACAACTGGTTCAGGTATGTCTACTGCAACTGCAGAAGCATTAGGTGATGTCGAAGCTTCCAACGGATTCGCTCAAATGGCTTTCACAATTGAGAAAGCTACAGTAACTGCTAAATCAAGAGCACTTAAAGCGGAATATACTTTAGAATTGGCACAAGACCTTAAAGCAATTCACGGTCTAGACGCTGAATCTGAACTCGCTAACATACTATCATCTGAAATCCTTGCGGAAATCAACAGAGAAGTAGTAAGAAACGTTAACATACAAGCTAAAGTAGGTGCATCTGCAACTGCTTCTGCTGGTACTTTCAACTTAGATGTTGATGCTAACGGACGTTGGTCAGTTGAGAAATTCAAAGGTCTATTATTCCAAATAGAAAGAGAATCAAATGTAATCGCAAAAGAAACAAGACGTGGTAAAGGTAACTTTATCCTTTGTTCTTCTGACGTTGCATCTGCTTTATCAATGGCTGGTGTATTAGATTATACTCCTGCGCTTAACACTGACATTAACGTTGACGATACTGGTAATACTTTTGCTGGTGTTCTAAACGGTAGAGTTAAAGTTTATATCGACCCATATGCTGGTGTTGATTACTTGACTGTCGGTTACAGAGGGTCTAACCCTTATGACGCTGGACTTTTCTATTGCCCATACGTTCCATTACAAATGGTTCGTGCCGTTGGTGAGAATACTTTCCAACCAAAAATTGGTTTCAAAACTAGATACGGAATGGTATCTAACCCATTCGTAGGTTCTACACCTGCTAATGGTCTAGCTTCTGCTGGTACAAACCAATACTACAGAAAGTTCGCAGTATCTAACATTCTATAAAGAATAGTTACTCAACCGAAATTAAAAACCCCAGTTCGCTGGGGTTTTTTTTGTTCTAAATAAAAGTGATACAAATCATTCGTGCAGGACGGTAGTATCTAAAACCCCACTTCGGTGGGGTTTTTCTTTTTTGTGTCTCAATTGTGACAGTTGTGTGACACTTTCGTGTCTATATACTATATGGCGTATATAAAACAAATAAACAAAAGATTTCATAAATTTATGAAGTGCGGTAGACTACCCAAGGTTATCAAACTAGCAGGACTCAGTGAGTTAAAGTTAGAATCAGAACAGTCTTAGAAATTACCTAAATAGGTATATGACTACGATTAACAAATCTATACTTCAAAAGAACAACTTTAGACTTCTCATCGATAAAGTTCCAACGGTGGAATACTTCGTGCGTACTGCAAATATTCCTGGCATATCATTCAGTGAGACTGCTGTACCAGCAGGTATAGGACTGGACGCATATTTTCCAGGCGATAAAGTTGAATTTGAAAAGTTATCTGTATCGTTTTTGGTAGACGAAGATTTACAGAACTTCAAAGAAGTATATGATTGGATGGATTCTATTGTACCTATACAAGACCCGTCTAAGTACAAAACACTTGTTGGTACAACTGCAACAGCAACAAACCAGTTTTCAAGTGCAGGTAATGACCTAAGTCAATATAGCATGATTACACTCGTACTAAATACAAATAAGAATATACCAAACAGATTCTTTAAATTTTATGACGCATTTCCAACGTCACTAAGTGGATTGGAACTTGCATCAGGAGAGAGTGGTGAAGCTGTAATATGTACAGTAGACTTTAGATTTACTTATTATGAGATAGGAACCACTAGTTAAAAACACATTTTCGTGATATAATTATAGTATGAACTTAGAAGAGCTACGCAAAGAGTGGGCTAAGGATTGTGAAGTTGACGATATCGAACTAGATAAATCGTCTCTAGAAGTCCCCAAACTACACGCAAAATATCAAGAATTCTTGACCGATAATATATTGGTTCTCAAGAACTTAGAATTCCAATACAATATCCTGCTTAAAAATAAGTGGTTATGGTATAACGGAAAGATGTCTGAGGAACAAATAAAAGAACTTGGTTGGGAAGACGACCCCTTTGACGGTCTCAAAGTCATGAAGAATGATATGCAGATATGGTATAACGCTGACCAAGACTTACAAAGAATGAATGGTAAAGTGGAGTATCAAAAAATCGTTATCAACTTCTTGAAAGAGTGTATGCAAAATATCACTTGGAGACACCAAACGATTAAGAATACAATCGACTGGCGAAAGTTTATGGCGGGACAATGATACTCAATAATTATATGTTTACAGCACCTGAATTCTTTACTAGAGAAGAAGTTGCACAAATACATCAACATGCCAAAGGAATTCCATTAGATTTAGGACGTACAGGAAACGGACAAATGAATGACCCTGATAGGGCACCTGACTCAGTAGACATGTCCGTGGCAGCTGAAATAAGACAATCAAAGGTAAAATGGTTTCTTGGTCAAGACCCAAGGTATAGAATGCCTGACAATATCATGGAAAAGATTAATGAGATTGTTGCCCAAGGAATGGACGAGTGTGGTTGGAACTTCAATTTATCTTGGATAGAAAACTTTCAATACACAATCTACGACTACGAACCTGATTTACCTACAGGTGATTTCTATACATGGCATACAGACCATGGTGGTGAGTCAATCATGAGTATGGAAGGAATGCCAGAACACAGAAAGATTAGTATGACTATACAATTATCTGACCCTTTAGATTATGAAGGTGGTAAGTTTCAATGGTTAGAACCAAATCCACAGTTTGATAAAATTAAGTTTGGTGATAAAAAACTTGATATCGATAAAGCAGTAAGAACTTTACCATTCAGTGCACAAGCAATCGGTTCAATATGTTTATTTCCAAGTTGGTTATATCACCAAGTCACACCAGTAACGAGAGGAACTAGAGTATCAATAGTAGGTTGGTACAACGGCCCAGCATGGACTTAAAAATTTCTAAAGTCAATGAAGTCTTTATGAAGATTTCGTGTGACGACTCAATCGCTAAAGACTTGCACGATTACTTTTCATTTAAAGTACCTAACGCAAAATTTATGCCTTCCTATAAAAATAGACGTTGGGACGGTAAAGTATATCTGTTCAGTATCAAGACACACAAAATCTATATTGGATTACTTCCATACATTGCTGAGTTCTGTGAAGAAAGACAATACAAGTATTCGGTAGAAGAAGACGTTATTACTAAGAATGAAATTACCGAAGACGAATACAATAAGTTTATAGACCAATTAAACCTACCGTTTGAACCTAGAGATTATCAAAAGGAAGCATTTCTAAAGAGTATCGAATACGGAAGAAAGTTACTAGTATCACCGACTGCGAGTGGTAAGTCATTAATCATTTATTTACTTGCACGTTATTATAATAAAAAAACAATTGTCATTGTACCTACTACTTCTTTGGTAGAACAAATGACAAAAGATTTTCAGGAGTATGGATATGATAAAGAAATTTGCAAAATATACAGCGGGCAACCTGTATTCGATTCAGACATTACGATTACAACTTGGCAGTCTTTATCTAAAGCACCTACTGACGTTCTTGCGAAGTTTGAAGTTGTTGTCGGAGACGAAGCCCACCTCTTCAAAGCAAACGTCCTCAAAGGAATCCTCGAAAAAATGAGAAGTACCGCAGTACGTTTTGGTACTACAGGTACGTTAGACGGTACAGAAGTCCACAGGCTACAGTTAGAAGGACTCTTTGGGCCAGCGACTAAGGTTATATCAACT